TCCCATTCATCACCAAGCTTTGTAATCTCTTTGGCGTGTCGTTGCTTGTATAGTTGCTGTCGCTTCATCGCCCCATCAAATGGTAACAATTCCAAATAAGTAGGAAAATCGCCGTAAGAAGCCGCTCCAATACTACAAATAAAAATTCCATTATAATCGTAAACATCAATCTTCTTTTTTGGATTATCACTTGGAAAAATCTTGACTCCGAGCTTCTCGGCTATTTTATAAGTCCTGTCTTTAATTTCATACATTCTTACATTATAAGAATATATTAAATAATTATCTTAAACTAATTAGCTGTCTCCTAAATTCTTGCTGGAATTGTTATTTGGTGAAGGAGGGTGTGCGAGTTCTAATTCGGTTTCAGCCTCAATATCCCTAATAATCTTGATGCGACCTCCACAAACAGAACACTCTTTACATTTGCTTTTATTACACATACTGGCGAGTTTCAGTATCATACCTGATACAATAGTTATAAAACTAATCCAAAATACACTATCAAAAGTATCAGTATCCATTTATATAATCGGATATTTTATTATACCATACTCCAACCAAAAGTTCCAACTCCTGTTGTATAAATAGCAGTAAAAATGTGAGAATGTCCTTGTGACAAACTTTTTGAAGGAGCAACAGCAGTTCCAAATGAAGAATAAATAGATTGTCCTCCACTCGCAGCAACTGTTAAAGCATTCGCATTTGTATTTGTTATAAGGAATTGAATACCAACATTACTACTTGTTACAGTAGGTAGAGTTAGAGTTTGACCTATTCCATTAATTGTTTGAGAGTAGGGTGAATTAATACTCAGCGTTCCACCACTTGTTGAATAATTACAAGCAAATTGGGGTTTCCCAAATGATAAAACATTATTCACATTATCAAAACCCATACCGCCTTCCCAAGTTTGAAGACCTGTTTGGTCTATAAAATATCTTTGAATTGAACCTGACCCTGACCCTGTAAAAACTTTAAATCCAGTTTGATAATCTAAATCTATCATCATTCCATTACCTACACTACCAACATCACCTACTCTAAATCTGCCGTCGCCCTGCGTAAAATTGATGTCGCTTCCACCTGTAAGAGTAGCAGTCCAAGCATTACCAGCGTCATTAAAATTCATATTATTTGAATTTGAAGTTCCAATTATTTTAAATTCAGAGCAAGTGCTTTCAATAGAACTACCTGAATTTAATAACAATCTGTCCCCACCTGTTGCTATTTCAAAATCATTTCCATTTACTCCTACTGAATAAACATTTGTTGTATTAGAATTTAAAAATGTAATCTCATTCACATTAGTAAGGTCTTGATGGTTCATATCAATATCAGTAGCCCCAGCACTATTACCCTGAATCAAAACATCGCTTAATGTTTGAGTTTCAGGTGGAGGATAAGGTTGTAAAGCGTTAATCTGAGCCTGTAGATTGTTGATTCTTTGATTAATGTACGTCGGAGTAGTAGCCATATAATATTAATGTATATTATTATTATTATTAAAATACTTTATTAAATTTAAAAGAAAAATCTAAAATATTTAGAATATATAAATGGCTGGATTTCATACAAAAACATTTTTAAAACACGATGATTATATGACACCAAAATACGCTTGGGAAAGCATACAGCAATTCATACCAAAAGATAAAATAATTTGGGAAGCATTTTACGGTGACGGAAAAAGTGGTAATTATTTAAAAGAATTAGGTTTTAATGTTATTCACGAACCAGTTGATTTTTTTGAAAATGATTTGGGAGATATTGTTATAAGTAATCCACCATTTAGTCAAACAAAAAATATTTTAAAACGATTATTGGTTTTAGATAAACCATTTATTCTTATTCTTCCACTAGTAAAAATAAATACAAGTTATTTAAGAGAATGGAAAGATAAAGAATTACAAATCATTATTCCTAGGAAAAGAATTCATTTTGAAAAACATATTGAAGGTATAATACCTGAAAATTGGAAGAATCATTGTAACTTTGATTGTTTATATTATTGTTATAAAATGAATTTAGACAAAAGTATTATTTGGTTAAATTAGATTTAAATAATTATTTAAAAATATAATCTAATATAATATAAATGGCTGAGAAATCATTTAGCGAAACTCTCTTTGATGGAAAGACAATTAGTGAAAGTTCTAAAAATCTGTATTTAAAAAATCTTGTAAGACTAAATGGTAATCAGCCGATAAAAAATCTGAATTTTCTAAAAGATGTAGAAGCAATCCAAAAGAAATTAGATGAGCTAAAGCCAAATACAAGACGAACATATATTATAGCAATAGTTTCTTTGCTAAAGTCAATGATAGACCAACCCAAAATGAAGAAATTATACGACAAGTATTATCCATCTTTAGAAGCAATTAATAAGGACTTGAAAACCAGTAACGAAAAAACTCCAAAGGAAACGGATAATTGGCTAAACCAAGACGAAATAAAATCTAAATTTGATGAATTGAAAACTATTTTTACAGAATTAATGGAATCAAAATCTAAAAAGATTACGGAGGCTCAGTACAACAAACTTTTAGATTTAGTAGTTCTTGGATTATACGTCCTTCAACGTCCACGCCGAAATATGGATTATCAAGACATGTTGGTAACCACTCTAAAAGTAAAAGTTCCAAAGACCGCTAAAGCTGTAGCTGAAGTTCCATCAGAAGATACATCTAAGGATACAAAGACAATGTCAAATGTTTTAAATTTAGCGGATAACAAGTTTGAATTTAATAATTATAAAACGAAAGGGGCTTACTTACAACAAACCGAGTCACTAGATTTTGAGCTAAGACAGATAATAGATTTATATTTGAAATATCACCCACTAGCAAAGGAAATGAAAAAAGAATCTGTACCATTTATAGTTTCTTACGATGGAAAAGCATTTACAAATAATAATGATTTTACAAGATTGCTTTACAAAATATTTGGAAAAAAAATAGGAGTGTCAATGCTAAGAAAAATATTTTTAACAGATAAATACAAAGATGTAGCGGACGAGATGAAGAAAGATGCGGCAAGTATGGCGACGAGTGTTTCAACAATAGAAGGTCACTATATTAAGAATGACTAAAAGGATGAGTCAACAAAATTAATAGTTGAAATTTTATTTTTATAAAATATTATTCAAATACTTCTCTGAATAATATTTTATTTTAATTCCAAAAGGTTACTAAAACTCTAACTCAAGCTCATTCACAAGAGGAAAAACCTTTTATAAATTTACTTTCAAAACGACGTCCAACTCAACGAGACTTCTTTCACCCTTTTCTAAAGTATTTGAAAATTATTTAATCCAATCACAAATCATTTTATCTTTTGAATTCTTAGAACCACCTTTAAAATTCTTTTCTATAAAATCTATAAATTCATTCAAAGTAAAATAAAACTGAGTCAACATTGTAATTCTTAACAAACACCATCGCCCACATGTATTCACACCATTTTTGAGTTTCTGTAACTTTTTACTATTCCAAATACAATTCCAACCACGAGTAGTAGCATCATTTAATAAATGAGTCAAATGTTTTACATCTTGTCCGAGCAATCTATTTTTAACTTTAGAAATAAAATTAAGCTCACCATCAGGTTTAATTCCATACGAATCAAACCATTCAATCGTCTTACCATACCTCAAGATACAAGTCCAGTGACCGCTGTTTGGATTTTGCTCTACTAAAACAATTTTGTAATCTACATCATTTGGTAAAAGTTCTTCAATAGTCCTAAAATTGTCTAACTCAGAATATTTTATTATTTTTGAAGACCCAGCGTCAAGGTATCTGTCAATGTCAGCCGAGTCTATCATATAATTTAAATTTGTACCAGCCATTTTTTCAGCCATTATAAATATACAGATATTTAAAAATTATTAATTTATACGTTCTAAAACAGAATTGTACGGAAGCCAAGCGTTAACCAAATGTTGCTCTGGTTCAGCTCCAGAAAAATAATCTCCACTTGCTTCTAACAACATACAAACTTCTTCTTCATCAATAATTTCGTCACGTAAAGCACTTGGAATAAGTTTAATATATTTTGACAGCCAAAAATCAAGAGTTGCTGCTACAGGCTCAGACAAATTATATTCGGTTTTACATTTAGTAAAATGTTCTTCCACAATTTCTCTCCACGATTCCATATTCTTATCAATTAAAATTCTATCAATATCAAGTAACTTGACTGCTAAATCATTCTCGGAGTGTTGGAGATGTTGCTTGATAAACTGCTCTTTAGTTTGTAAATAATGTTCCACTCCCAAAAACTCCTCAGCCTCCCACAGCCTTTCTGCTAAAATATAAGTAGGTGAATTCATTTGTATATAATTAGATTTTATTTTTAAATATTTTGATTTTAATTAAAAATAATCTATTTGAAATACTTTAGCTTAAAGTATTTTATTTTTATATATATATAGAATAAAGATGGTACATTATAGAAAAGATTTTGAAAGAGGAACGAAAGCTCAAAATGAAATTTTCCCAATTGTTAAGAAATACTTTGAGGATTTTGATTTGAAAGGAGAACTTAGAGAGAACCCTGAAAGGTTCGCCAAATACGACTACGAATGTGACGATGCCGTATTTGAAGTTAAAACAAGATTTGATATAAATAGAAATACTTTTAATACAACAATGATGACATGTAATAAGGTGACTGAAACAGATAAGGCAATTATATTTATATTTAATTTCACTGACGAGATAAGTTGGATTCAATACGAAGAAGATTTATTCAATACTTTTGAAGTAAAACCATTCTCAAGAGCGCAAATGGTGTCAGATGAAGAAGATACTTTTTATATTCCGATAGAACATCTAACAACAATCCATATAAAGCCTTCAAAATGTCTAATAAAGATGAAAAAATAGATTATATTTAGATTTTTACAAATATAATCTATATACAGGGCTTGGATTTCTATTGTAAATAATCTAACTAGATTAAGAATAGGAATAATTTATAAATTATTCCTATTAGAAATCAAAATATAATCTAAAATCGCTATATTATAATCTAATTAGATTATTTACTGTAATAATCTAACTTTTACCACTAGATTATACATCATTTAATCAAAATGTAATCTAACTTTTACATTATTCTTATATATATGTAA